AAAGGTATTACCTTTTTTAAAAGAGGAATATTTTTCTGAAAGATTTGAAAAAGTTTTATTTAGAGAGATACACGATTTTATTCTTAAATATAATAATCTTCCAACTAAAGAAGCATTATCTATTGAATTAAATAATAGAAAAGATATTAACGATACTGAATATACAAAAATTACAGATATACTTTCCACTTTAACTAAAGAAGCAGTTGACCAGAAATGGTTAGTAGAAACCACAGAAAAGTTTTGTAAAGATAGAGCAATACATAATGCAATACTTGGTGGCATTCAAATATTAGATGGTAAAGATAAATCACATAGTCCAGAATATTTACCAGAATTATTATCAGAAGCATTATCAGTTTCATTTGACCAAAAGATTGGTCACGATTATTTAACAGAAACAAAAGAACGATTTGATTTTTATAAAAAGAAAGAAGAAAGATTAGAGTTAGATTTAGAATTTTTTAATAAGATAACCAGAGGTGGGATACCTTCCAAAACATTAAATATATGTTTAGCAGGAACTGGTGTTGGTAAGACAATGTTTATGACACATATTGCTTCTTCTATTTTATTACAAGGTAAAAATGTATTGTATATCACATTAGAAATGGCAGAAGAAAGAATTGCTGAAAGAATAGACGCTAATCTTTTAAATGTAGGTATGAGTGATTTAGAAGAATTACCTTATCAAATGTATGAAACAAAGATTAATAAATTACAAAGTAAGACTACTGGCAAATTAATCATCAAAGAATATCCTACTGCTTCAGCACATACAGGACATTTTAAAAATTTAATTAATGAATTGGCTTTAAAGAAATCATTTAAACCAGATATTGTGTTTATTGATTATTTGAACATAGCAGCTTCTGCTAGATTTAAAGCAGGTGCAAATGTGAATAGTTATACTTACATTAAAGCAATTGCAGAAGAATTAAGAGGTCTTGCAGTTGAACACGATATACCTATCTTTTCTGCTACTCAAACAACAAGAGGTGGTTATGTAAGTAGTGATGTTGGTTTAGAAGATACTTCCGAGAGTTTTGGTTTACCTGCAACAGCAGACTTTATGTTTGCTTTAATTTCATCGGAAGAGTTAGAACAAAAGAATCAAATATTAATTAAACAATTAAAAAATAGATACAATGACCCAACACTTAATAGAAAATTTATTATTGGAGTTGATAGGTCTAAAATGAGATTATATGATGTAGAACAAACAGCACAAGAAGATTTGGTTGAAAGTGGTCAAGAAGAAGCAAGTTTCAAATCTAAAAAACCATTAGGAGAGTTTTCAGACTTTAAAATATAATATGGCAACAGGAAAATTAAAATGGTATGATAATGGAAAAGGTTATGGTTTCATAAAACCAGATGATGGAGGTAAAGATGTTTTTCTCCATGTATCAGCATTAGAAGAAGCAAATTTAAGAGAATTAGTTGTTGATGGCGAATTAGAATATGATATTGCCGAACATAAAGGAAAGAAAACTGCAATTAATGTAAAGAGGATAGATGACCAAGTCGAAAAGAAAAACAAAAGCTAAATTAACTTATGAAGTTAAAATGAGCAAACGAAGTGGAAAGATTCGTTGGCTTGTTATTGAAAGACCAACAGGTAGTATTGTTGCTGAAAAGTTATTTGAAGATGAAGCAAAAGAAGTAGCACATATTCAAGAATCAACCCAACAATGGGCACCTCAAGGAGTTGTTAAACATTTGACATTAGGAAAAATATGAATAAACAAAGTAAAAGATTTTATGAAATTATAGATGTAATAAAAGAGTTGCACGATAAAAAAAGACACGATTATGGTGCCAATGAAGATATCTTTGCTAACTTTAGATTATCAAAACTATCAGGTATTCCTGCTTGGCAAGGTTCTGTTATTCGTATGGGAGATAAGTATGCTCGAATTAGCAATTTTATAAAAAAAGGTGAGTTTAAATTTAAAGGTGAAAACATAAAAGATACTTTAATGGATATGGCAATTTATAGTTTAATTACAATGATATTATATGAAGAGGAAGAAGAAAATGAATCAGGGAATGGAAGAGCTAGCGAAACTGATAGAAGCACAGACTAAAGGAAAAGACCAACAAATTATTAAGACTGGTGATTTTTCTAATAGCATTAATGTTTCTGATAAAGTATTTACTAAAGAAGAAATAGAAAAATATTACAATATCACTAAAGACCTTGATTGGAAAAAAGGATGGTATTCAAGTTTTGAAGCAAAAGAAAAAAAAGAAACTGATGGTTATTGGCATATAGCACTTGGTGGTAATGATACAGATAGAGAAGAATTTAAAATAGAACAACCTTGGGTTCAAGAAATTTGGGACAAGATTGGCATAAAAGATTTAAAAGTTTTACGAGTTTATTTAAATGGACATAATGCAGGAGAACCAGGAACAATCCATGTAGATGGTTGGACTTCTGACCAATACACCGTTATTGTTTATTTAAATCCTGAATTAAAACCAGAAGATGGTGGCACAATAGAATTTTGGACACCTAACCTTACAGACGAACAAAGGGCAGTTGCAATGGACACACCTTATGGTCCAATGGGCATTTCAGAGCCTGATATTGTTAGAGCATATTGGCCAAAACCAGGACGAGTAGTTACCTTTGACGCTAGAATACCTCATTGTGCAAGAGGTTTAGATTCTTCTAGTAAAAAATTTAGAATATCCCTAGTATATAAAACGACACGAATCGCTTGACTTAAAGTTCATTCTGTTATATAAATAGCAGTATGACACAATTAGCACCAGGAAATTTTACAGGATCGCAAAAAAAGTCTAGCGGTGGACCTTTTAAAGGCACTACTTTTACTGAAATTGCAGAAACAAAAATAGAAGAAAGCCTTCCTTTTATATTAGGCTCAAATGATAAGGGTAAAAAGGTTTATGGTAAAGTATTATCCAAAGATGGGCCAAAAGTTATGCTCTCATATTGCCTTACTCCAGGTGGTAAAAAAGTAGATAAAATCCCTATAAGTAAATTTTTAAAAGATCCTGATTTTGGAGGAGGTAAAGGTTCTGGTGGTGGATCAGCGGATACAACATGGACTGAATCTTTACAATGTTATTATCTATCATTATTATATAATACCAGCTTATCAAAACTTACAAATTTAAATGCTACTGCTAAATTATTAAAAGAGCAGGATAAATATTGTTTTACTTATGATAAAAGTAAAAGGTTAAATTTTAAAACTTGTTTTGATAATGGTCCTGAAGATTGGTTTGAAAATGAAGTTTATATAAAAACAGCAAATGCTATTTACAATTCTGCTAGAGGTAGAAAATTTAAAAATAATAAAATTTATTTTCATAGAGGTTCTCCTTTTATGAAAGCTATCTATAATATAAAAAAAGAATGTTTAGTTCACGATAAAAAAACTAAACAACCTGTAGCACCAGGCTCTTTTAATGATGATAAATGGAATCCAGGTGATATATGGATAAGTAAATTGCCGCCTGATACAAAACAACCACTTGATAAAGATGGTTTTTGTCCTTGTGAATTTACAGATGTTAGACAAGGAGTTCAAGAAGCTGCTGATAGTGGAACTACATTAGGCATTTCTTTAAAAAAAGTAGAAGGTTCAGCTAAAGTTGAAGAATACAATACTCCTAAAAGAACACATAATAGAAAAGTTACCTTTAAAGGATTTACTTTTGGTCAAACAGGAGATTTTTTTAATTCTATTGACATTTATTTGTATCTATCCGTAGGTAGTTTGCAATTAAGAGCGACACAAACAACAAAATCTTGGCAAGGAGAGATTAAAGGTGCTACTGCTGCTGGAGGTAAAATTGGTGGTGGTAATCTTAATTATTATTGTGAGAAGAATTTTGGCAAATCAATCGGGTCTAAAACTAAACAAGCAAACTGGTCAGAAATTAAACCTGATTTTGCAAAAAGAAAATCAAATGATATGTTTGCTTTATATAAAAAGTTTTATAAAGAACAAATGACACAATCTGGTCGTAAACCAACAGAAATACGAAACTTAAATGAGTTTGAAACTTTAATTAGTGGAACCACTAATCCTGATTCATTTTATTTTAGTAAATATATGTGTTTATTATTTTTAGATACAATTTATAGTAAATCACAAAAAGAATTAAACAATTTTTCTACTGATATAATGAGATATGCAGCTTCAAATACTGATATATCTACATTCTTTATTAAAGTTAGTTAGTCCGATTCTTCTTGACTTTGGAACCTAGATGTGTTATAATATAAATATTAGTAAATATATGGAAAGTGTGTAAATGCAAGATTTTAAGGGTTATTTAACAGAAGATAGAAATACACACCTTGAACATTTGGAAGACGAAATTATAAACAATGGAACGAGTGGTGCTAAAACAGCAATTAATTTTTTAAAGTCTATCAAAAAAATGTTGCAAGGCGGTTCAGGCGGGTCAAATGTATCCGTTAAGTGGGATGGTGCCCCAGCAGTATTTTGTGGTATCAATCCAGAAAATGGCAAATTCTTTGTTGCCACTAAATCTCTATTTAATGTCACACCAAAAATTAATTATACTAACGCTGACATCAGCCGTAATCACGGTGGTGCCTTGGCAGACAAATTAAAAACTGCATTAAAATATCTTCCGTCACTAGGTATTAAAGGTATCTTACAAGGCGATTTATTATTTACAGATGATAAAAGACGAGGTAAAATCGGTGGCGAAGATTCAATCATATTCACTCCAAATACTATAACTTATGCTGTTCCTGTTGCAGGTGGAGGGTGGTTTAGTAAGTCATTATCTGACAAAATCATTAAAGCAAAGATTGGTATTATTTTCCATACAACATATACAGGTAAAACAATTAAAGGATTAAGAGCAACTTTTGGTGCTAATGTTAATTCATTAAGACAAAATAAGAATGTATTTTTTGATGACGCTAGTTATAAACAAGTTGCAGGTGCTGGGTTTACAGCTGATGAAGAAAAAAGATTTAATGGATTGATTGCGATGGCAGAAGGTTCTGCTTATAAGGCAGGCAAATTTGTGGACAAGTTAAAGAAAGATAAAGGACCACTATCACTAGGGGTTCAAATGAAAACATTTTTTAATACATACATAAGAGAAGGAACACCTATATCTAATGCTTCAGCATTGAGCAATAATTTTGAAGTATATTTTAGAGATAGACTAAAAAAAGAAATTGATAGTAAAAAGACACAAGCAGCAAAACAAAAATATAAAGAAATTTTAGAAGTAGGTATGAAAATATTAAGACCCAATAGGGATGGATTATATTTCACTATTGCCACATACATTACTTTACAAACAACTAAAAAGTTTTTGTTGGATAAATTAAATAGTATTCAGCAAATAGGTTCATTTTTAAGAACAAAAGATGGATATAAGGTTACAAATCCTGAAGGGTATGTAGCAATAAGGAGAGGCGGTGCAGTTAAACTAGTTGATAGATTAACTTTTAGCCGTGCGAATTTTAATATGGCAAAAGATTGGGTAAAAGGATAACAAATGAAAATAAGCGATAATACATCCGTGGCAATGCCAATGAGGAATTTAATTTCCATTGTTATTGCTGTAGGATTAGGTGTATGGGCCTACTTTGGGATTGTCGAAAGACTAAACCGAGCCGAAACAAATATCATTTTAATTAAAGAAGATATTACTAATGAAACTACTAGAATTGATGGTAAGATTTTAGGTTTAGAAGAAGGTGATGTAGCTCAGAATACTGAATTTAGGATTAAATGGCCACGAGGGGAAATGGGTTCTCTTCCAGCCGATAGTGAGCAATATATGCTAATAGAATTTTTATCAGGACAAGTAGAAGCAATACTTAAAGATATGGCAGGTATGATGAATAATAGTGTAAATATTAATAGGTTGCAAGCTGATATGGAAAAGGTGTTGGCAGATATTGAGGAATTAAAAGACAAGATTCGTGCCTCAAATGGTGGGGATCACAATAATCAACCATAGGAGAAAATTATATGGATGCCGCTACACTAGTGACAATAATAACAATGTTTATTGTTACCGATTCATCAAGCGAATTTGTTAAGTATGATGGCTTGATGGAATGTATGAAAGAAAAAAGAGAGATAGAGAGGAAGAAAGATGGTCGTAGAGCAATTTGTGGTCCATCACTAGCAGAAATTGATGCTGATGGTAATATTATCAGTATTAAAAATAAAATGCCAGACCAATCTGGTAGTTTAAAACTTGGCGGAACTGCAAAATCTCTAACTGAAAAGAAAAAGAAATCAGGATTAAAAGTCTTGACACAACCGAGCGATTAGGAGAATAAAAGATGAATAAAATTGGAGCAATATTAGCAATTATTATAGTATTAGCAATTCCTGTGTCAGGATTTTTTGCTGAGAAACCAAGTAAAATTGAAATTAAAAAAGAAGTTGGTTTATTACAAACCGTGAAAGAAAGAGATTATCTTATCTGTGGAGTTAATTCAGGTCTACCTGGGTTTGCTGCTCAAGATGAAGAAGGAAATTGGAGTGGTTTAGATGTTGATTTTTGTAAAGCAGTTTCGGCTGCTGTATTTGGTGACGCTGATAAAGTAGAGTATATTGGATTAAATTCTGCTCAACGATTTCCAACATTAGCGTCTGGCAATATTGATGTTTTATCAAGAAATACTACTTGGACAATTAGTAGAGATGTAAATTTAATGTTTGAGTTTGCAGGCGTTAGTTATTATGATGGACAAGGATTTCTAGTGCCTACTGCATTAGGTATTACAAGTGCAACACAATTAGATGGTGCCTTTGTTTGTATTACACCTGAAACAACATCCGAATTAAATTTAAATGATTATTTTGCAGAAAACAATATGGCATATAGACCAATACCAGTTGAGAACACAAAAGAAGCAAGAGCAAAATTATTTGCTGGTGAATGTGATGTGTTTACAACAGACGCTTCAGGTTTAGCATCCGCAAGAGCAGGTGCAGATAACCCAGATGATTGGGTTGTATTGCCAGAAATTATATCTAAAGAACCATTAGGTCCACTTGTAAGACAAGGCGACCAAGAGTGGGAAGATGTAGTAAGATGGACATTATTTGCTATGATTAATGCAGAAGAAATGGGTATTACATCCAAGAATGTTGATTTGATGTTAACCTCTAAATCAAAAGAAGTTAAAAGAC